ATCTGTTTTTGGAGACAACACAAGCACAGCCGGACTTAATGGCACGACGTTCAACGAGCTGGGATGGGCCTGCGGTTTAGGTAAGTTCTGCGCATCGTGGACGAGGGTCATGAGGTCAGGCGACATGACAGACAACAAAATTAATTATTTCCCTAGGACAGTTGGAACTATCGGAAGATCAAATGTTTATGCGTATTTATACGATCACCCCAGTGGAATGAGTTTTGCTGGAACTGGAACAGTCGGCGTAGATACAATTGCAAGAAAAAAAATTGAATCATCTAGCGAAAACACAAATCTTTATTTGAACACTTCTTGTAAAATTTCAGCAGGAGAAGTAGTGTTTAATTCATCAGACTACTACATTGCAGTTGCTCAAACAGCAGTTAGCAGCACAACGGCAACAACAAACACTGAGCCGCATTACTTCTCTGAAACGGATCCAGCCTCAGAACTACATGCAAAAGCAACAGATTTTTGGAAAGATACACCAGGATCAAAGCTGCATCTAGGCATGAACGGAAACAGTCCGACGCAATGGACTACTGGGTTTGAATCAGAAAATAGAGTTGTTATCGGCCCTGGCCATCTTTTTAGAGGTAGGGATATAGGAGCAAATGGGTTCTACGCAAACTCAGCAGGAGGAACCAGAACTCTTGTATACCACGTTTCACTTGGAAGATTGAGGTTAACATAATGCCGTACGTAAAAGTCGTCAATGGAAATGTTCAAAAGTATCCATATTCTATCTCTGACCTTGCAAAAGATTTCCCAAACGACTCTATCGATGGGTGGTTCTCTGAAAATATGATGTTCAGGTACGGTGTTTTTCCTGTGCTTGAAGTGGCAAAGCCAACTGATTACACAAAAGTATACACAGAAGGTGACCCAAAGTTTGAAGTAACCAGATGGGTGCAGACTTGGGTTGAGCATGACGCACCAGAAGAGGAAATTCAAAACAGATTGCTTATACGATGGGATGAAATCCGAAGAGAGCGAAACCAGCTTTTGGCTAAGTCAGATTGGACGCAGCTTGAAGATTCACCGCTATCCACAGAAAAGAAAGACGAGTGGATGACATATCGTCAATACCTTAGGGATATCACTAATACCAATAACCCATTTAGCATTGAGTTCCCTGAAGAGCCAGACGCATGACACGTAGCCAGGTAGATCAGATCATCGAGCGACTCGACAAGATCGAGGTAGAGCTTGGCACTATCCGAATGGAGATGGCAGAGACCCGAGGGGCCTACCGCCTAGCCAAGTGGATTGTCGGGCTTCTTGGGCTCACTGGTCTATCGTCCCTGGCAGCATGGTTCGCAACGAATGGAGCAAACAAGTGAGCAAACTGATCATTAGAAGCCAGCTCGACCACGTCGAGAAGGGCGGCATCCTCGATGACTGTGGGCCTTCAAGCGCAGCCTGTGCTGTGTCCTGGGTTCTTGGCAAGGAGATTACCGCAGCAGAAGGCATCAATGCCAAGGAGAAGGCCACAGGATTCAAGGAAAAGGAAGGCGTTAGCGACAATGGATCGAGTCTATGGGATCTAGTAAAGACCTGCAAGGTACTTGGCGCCAACGCGAAATACGCGCAGGATTGGGCCGACTGCGTGGCCAGCCTCAAGAAGGGGGCGGCACTGATCATCAACGTCGACGCAGCAAAGAACTACCCGCCCCAGGCGATCAGCGCCTGGCACAAGCGGTTCGTCGGTAGGCACAAGGGTGCCACCTACGGGCACATGGTAGCAGCTGCGTGGTGTGAAGACCACGGGTTCCAGTTCGCTGATCCGACGTTCAGCGGCAAGGGCAAGGAAAAGTTTGCCGTCACGGTGACGGGACAAGAGCTGAAGGCAATTGCCTCCAGTAAGGGCGATGCTCCGTCAAGTCGGTGCATCATCGTAAAGAAGTAGGGAGATTATGAGCAAGAGCACACAGGCAGCACTCGCATCTTGGGGTCGTTCATTCCTGGCAGCATGCCTCGCGCAGTTCATTGCGCTTGGCGGTGGGGCCTTTGACTTCGGGGCAGACGGCTGGAAGTCAGTCCTGTCCGCTGGTATCGCAGCAGTTGTTCCAGTGATCATTCGCTGGCTCAACCCAGAAGACAAGGCTTTCGGGATTAAGTGAACCTAGCGCCCGTCCTTGAACGGTGCGCCGCGTGCAGGAGCCCGTTCGCTGAGCAGATTAATCAGCGGATGTCGAACGGGCAACCTGACACCAAGGTGAGCGACTGGCTCAAGGAGAACGACGGATACATCTCCAGGATCACCCTGGGCATGCACCGCCGGAATCACCTTACCAACGAGTACCAGACGGCCAAGGCGGCTGTGATCAAGAAGTTCAAAAAGAATCAGGAAAAGCTCAAGGCTGATGGTGACCTGGCAATGCTGGTGAAGAACCACGTTATTGCAATGGTAGAAGCTGGAGAGCTAGTACCCAGCCTGTCAGAAGGCTTGCGAGCGCAGGAGATGATTGATCGACGTGTTGAGAAATCTGCCGACCGTGAGCTCGCTGTGTCTATTGCTGGCATACTGGGTGGCGGTCCGACAATCCAAATGATCGAGATGCAAGCTGAGGAGATTACCGATGGCCAAGACGCCAGCGTGGACGCGTAAGGAGGGGAAGAACCCGAAGGGCGGACTGAACGCCAAGGGGCGTGCTTCCTACAAGGGTGGCAAGCTTAAGCCTCCAGTTAAGAGCGGGGACAACCCTCGCAGGGCATCATTCCTGGCCCGTATGGGGAATATGCCAGGACCAGAGCGGGACGAGAAGGGGCGACCAACACGACTTCTCCTAAGCCTACAGGCTTGGGGAGCAAGCAGTAAGGCTGACGCTAAGCGTAAGGCAAAGGCGATCAGCGCAAGGAACAAAGGGAAAGGAAAGAAAGATGCCTAAGTCAAAGAAGAAGGGCATCCCTGCTCCGTCGGCCCGAACTGGTTCGACCCTACTGAGAATGGATCGAGCCCGAGGCCTTCGAGCTGGGACCAGCGCACGCCAGTCCAAGAAGCTTGGAAGCTACAATACCCTCATCTTTCAGCATCAGCTGGCTCAGTTTGAGGCAAACGCCAGGTCAATGGCAAGGCACAAGGGAAGCAAGTAATGGGAGTAGATGGCGGGTACGGGAATTCAACAAAGAAACCAACTTCCGTAGCATCTTCTGCTTCTAGGAGATCTAGAGCCGCATCCGCTAGCTTAAGAGCAAGAAACGCCAGAGTAGTTGGACCAGTATACGGTCCTATAATCAATCCAAACAATCGATCGTATGCTGTATTGAGACGTTTACCAGGGGCTCGTGGCGGCGGAGTATTTGCAAAGCCAGACAAGTATGACTTCGTTGGCCAGACCCCATCAAGGAACGGAAGCAGATTTAACAGAAACGAACAGTGGTGGCTTGGTGCCTTTCGAGGATTTACTGGACGCGGACCGGAAGGACCATTCCGAGCCCCAAATCCAAAGTTGCCATGGCATGAGCAACTGACAGGAGGAACTGGCAGAAGGACTCTCAGTGGCGCTGAGGCAGATAGAAGGTGGACCCAGGCTACTTCAGCCCGAGGTAAAATCGGAGTTGAACTAAACTATAACTGGATGCAATCTACAAGTGGTGGAATTCGAAGAAGTGAGCCGGGATTCTTTACAGTTAGAAAAATTGACACGACGGTCCTTAAGGGAAAATACAACAATAGAAAGAAGAAGCGTTGAATATTACCACAACTGCAGCTAGAGATCTGGCTGCAGGTAGGACAGACCCTGTATTCTTTGCCAAGCGTTGGCTTGGCATCGAACTGCACAAGGGTCAAAGCGAATGGGTAAAGGTTATGGCTGACAGAGATGAGTCTGGCTGGAGGCCTAAATACCTCACCACAATCTGTTCAGCTGGTAACCGAGCAGGCAAGACCCTCGGCATGGCGGTGGCTGTTTTCCACAGCGCCTTCTACAAGCTAGGGGTTCAGCCGCCAGACGGCACCGAGAAGGATGCCATGCGCTGGCAGTCTGCCCCATACGAATGGTACCACGTCGGTATCCAGCAGGAAACTGCTGAACTGGTACACCGAGAAATCTCGATGATCTTGGAGGGTGGTCACCCTGCACAGAGAGGCAGGGGCTGCCCCCTGATCACCGAGGTCGGCAGGGTGGTCGAGCACACCAAGAAGTACCGAGGGGAGTACCTCTGGCTCCAGTTTCACCCACTGGTTGGAGGGGCTAACATCCACTTCAGGACTACCCAGGACAAGGCCAAGGCCCTGCTTGGGAAGGACATGAACGGGATTTCCTTTGACGAGGCGGCCTTCGAGCCCCACCTCCTCCAGATCTACCAAGAGGTTCTCAACCTGCGGCGCCTGTCTACGGGTGGACAGCTCCACTTCATCGGGACCCCTACCGAGGGGATCAACGACTACGCCGACCTATGGGAGATGGGCAACCCAGACAGGCCAGACAGGGACCCGCAGATCTACAGCGTCCGACTTTCTACCAGGGACAATGTCGGTTATGGGTTGACACCAGACACTTTCGACGCTATAATCAGGCAGCAAGCTGAATATCTACTACCGCAGAACATCGACGGGTTCTTCATCGAGGCTAAAGATTCATACTTCTCATCAACCTCCGTAGACTCATGCTTCGTAGACATGCCAGAAGAGGAAGCTCCAAGGGGAAAGAGAAGGTACGTTCAAGGCTGTGATCCAGGAATCGCCTCTGACTCTACATGGTCTATCGTCCTAGACCACACGGAACCAGGAAAGATCGTAGGGGTAAGGGCAAGGACTCGTACAGGGAAACAAACAATTCAAGCAGTAGTAAACATGGTAAGGGAGAATCATCTTCTGTACAACCAGGACTCAAGCTGCACCACCATCGTCGACGAGACTGGGTTCGGCGGAAAGCTGTTCAAGCAGGAGTTTAGCGTGATCAAGCCACTCAGGGGATTCGACTTCGGCGGCACTAAGGCGAAGAAGCTCGAGGTGCTATCTGATCTGAAGGCAGCGATGGACAAGAACATGATCACCTTCCCGAAGACAGGGGTATGGATGCGCCTTCGACGGCAGCTCCTATCATACAAGCTGGACGATAAGAAGATCGAGCAGGATGCGGTGATGGCACTGGCTATCGCTGTGCGACATGCAATTAGGAATAACAGCGGACTGTTGAGCAATCCTCAGTTCAACTATTTTGGAGGTTCTGACTAATGGCGAAGGCTAAGATCAAACTGCCAGATGAGGCGCAGCGTCCTCTGACGATGGCGTCCACATCGCTGCAGATGCAGGGTATTATCCCTGAGAGCGATCCTGGCTTTGGCATCATCTCAGACGCGTACTACCGAAAGCAGATGATGGAGCCTGAGCAGTCTCGGCTCCGCAACATCTTTAGACGACATGACCATTTCTACTACCCGTCGACTGTCACGCTCGGCGGTGCTGATCACTGGGCGGAAGACCCCTCAGCTCGGACCGCCGGGCGTGCGCACGTCTCTGTCAACCTCCACCCGTCATACGTAAACATCCCTGCTTCGCTCCAGGCCATCATGCCTGTGGTGAACTACGTAGCCACAGACACATCAAAGGATGGTCGATCTGCAGCCGCTCGTCGTGAGCGGCTCTTCTTTGCCTGGGCGGAGTCTAACGAGTTTGAGGTTCGCCTAGAGGAGGCCTGCCTCTACAAGTGCTTGTACGGGCACACAGCCGCCAAGATTTCATGGGACGCTAAGAAGCTGATCCCTCGTCTGCAGATCATCGACACACCAGAGAACCTGTACATCGGGTATGGTGACTCAAACTACAACCGAGCAGACTGGGCGATCTACCACTACGGCCTCAGCCCACAGGCAGCGGAAGAGGACTTCGGCATCGAGGTCATCCCTGTAAAGGACGGGAACAAGTGGTGGCCATACACGACAACGTCATCCCACTCAGACCCTCTGGCTAACCTGTACAACAAGGAATACCAGCGCCAGCCCAACCGAATCCAGACAGCCTATGACGAGATGAAGATCAGCGTCATTGATTACTGGTACAAGAAGCCGAAGAAGGCTGGGCAGCCAGCGCTCGTGTGCAACGCTCTTATCGTCGGCAACACCATCGTGAGCCAGAGCGAACACCCAGAACTTGCTGGCAATCTGCCGTACGTTGTGCTCCGGAACAGCATTATCCCAGGTAGCCCGTACGGGCGGTCGGAACTCTATGACGTAGAGCAGCTTCTCCGTGAGAAGGACGAGCGCATCACGGCTCAGGCGCAGATGATCCAGTCGATTGTCGGCGGCCAGATGTGGCAGCTCGTTGGAGGCGACGCACCAGACGAGGTACCAGCCAACGCAATCCCGAAGCCTGGCCGCGTGGCGACGCCTGGCCCTGGCAACGAACTGCGTGCTATTCAACCATTCATTCCTCAGTTCCAGATTGAGGACTACAACCGACGTATCGACAGAGAGATCGCGGTGGTCACGGGACTCAACGACTTGCTTCTCGGCCTTGCGCCGTCGAGCGTACTCGGTTCCAGTCGAGCCATCGCATCTCTCGTCGCCAACTACGAGCAGCGCATTGCTCCGAAGCGCAAGCTTCTCTACTCCTGGATCAAGAAGGTCTGGGAGATCAGCGCCCGTATGTGGGAAGAGATGGACCCTGCCATTGGCGAGATCATTGGTCAGGAGTATCGACTTGAGATTACCCCACCTGAGCTCACTCCGCGAGACACGCTGGAGCTTGCCCAGACAGCACTCAACCTCGTACAGGGCAGGATCTGGAGCGCAGAGCGCGCAATGGACCGCGTTGGCGTCGAGGACCCAGAGGGCGAGAAGGATCTCATCCGAGACGAGCAGACAGACGCAACCCTCAACCCTGCTGCAGTGATGACCATGGGCAACCTCATGGCACTCTTCCAGCAGCTGCAGGCACAGGGCGTCCAGATGCAGCAGATGCAG